CGGTGTGCGGGATGCTGCCGCTACACCCTTCGTGTGGGTGCCCACATAATATTCGTCCAGCGCATTCAGTATGATCAGTTCTTGCAGCCAATCCAGTTCTTCCCCATTGCAGGTCACATGGTCCAGTTGGAACGTATCGTCTGCGTTCAGCTTAAAATAGAATGTAAATCGGTTCGTCGCTCCGTCGCTTCCAACGGTATCGCCGGAATAGGTCACGATCGTCTGGCTGTCTTCCTTATAGTTATCCCACTTGGAATCATCAAAATAGTTGTCAAAGATTTCATCCAATGTCGCATCAGCACTGAACACACTGCTCAATTTGCTTTCCGAAATGCCGCAGGAACGGATCGCATCCGCATTGGAACTGCCAAATGCAAACCATACGGCAGCAGCGGCGGTGATCAGAATGACCACAAGCTTTGTGAGTTTCTGCCGCTTGGTATAGCCATGCACCGCTTTCTTTTCTTCTTCGACCTGTGCTGCCGAGATCATAGACGGATACAACAGCGAGATCACCTGTGAATAGATCATGTTTCCGAACAGGTAATAGCGATTTTTCAGCTTTTCCTGTTTCGAGGGCTGCGACAAAATGCTCAGTTTCAGCCCCTCTTGGGTATTTTGGATCTGGTATACACCATACTTTTTGCTATGGAACACCACAGTGTCCACCGTGTCCGTGATCTGTTCCACCTCACGCTCTGCAAAACCGCGTCGGATGATATCCACCGCATTTTCCCATGCCATCCCTTCGGGCAGAACAATGGTTCCTTGGTCACGAGCAGGATCAAACACCTTGCTGTAAGTGCTTTCACTGCTCAGCGTTCCATAAAGAAGCGGCACTGCCGCGCTGAGCAAAATCAACTTCACAAAATTCAGAATTCCCGCGCCGCCCAGCATCACTGTAAAAAACACGAGAAATGCCAACGTCGCACCATACGAGATCAGCAGTTTCTTTTTCATCGACTCCAGAACGATTTGAATCTGCGTTTTCTCTGTAAAGAGAACATGTAGACCCTCCCATCCTTGGGAAGCCTTCCGTTTTTCTTTGGATGCCGCACTTCCGTCCCAGACTTGCATCGTATTTTGCGCCGTTGCCGTCTTTTTTGCTGCGTCCTCCATAGTTCTTCCTCCTCTTTTCGCTTTCTCTGGTTTGTTTCCCCCAGATTGGAACGATTTATGCGTATATTATTATACGATATATACAATTATGAGTCAAGGTTTCCAACAATAAAATCGTAAATGAGACCTACGATTTATCCAAGGAGACTAATTATGGAACGTGAAAAGCCCGCATTCGATATTTTAGGCCGCATTGAACAGGAGCGCATTTCGCGTGGATGGTCCGAGTATGCCCTCGCTGAAAATTCCGGTTTAACGCAATCCACTATTTCCACATGGCGTCGGCGAAACTTACAGCCGAATCTGGCGTCCATTGAAAAAATCTGTTCCGGCCTTGGCATCACCCTTTTCCGCCTCCTCAAGGCTCAAAAGCTCATCGACGCTCACGCCGTAGAGACGGCTGAGCTCCACGAGCTTGCTCAGCTCGGGCTGGGCGGCGCCGGTATCACATAGTTAAAGATATTGATGTCATTTAATCAATTTTGCCGATAAAGCGGTAGAAGATTTCTACCTCCTGTTCCCGGCTTCCGTCCTCACCTTTGACCGCTTCATGGACAACGATTTTTTCAATCAGCGTATTCAAAAGTTCGGCGGTCAGTTCTGTTGGATTGACGCACTCTTTCATCAAGGCAATCCATTTTTCTGCGTCTGCGGCGTTCTGGCTTTCAGTGGCGATAGCGGATTGAAGCCGCTCAATCTTTTCGTCCAGTTCAGCCTGTTCGCTTTGATACTTCCCGGACAGCATAGAGAAGTTGTATTCCGTGATACGCCCCGCCGCCCAGTCCTCATACATCCGGGCAAACAGGGTATCGACTTCGGCTTTCCGCTTCTCTGCTTTTTTCAGTTCTGCGGCCTGCTTCTTTCTTGCGGCGGCCTGTCCCTTATCAGTGGCATTTAACAGCCGCTTCAAGAGCCGTTCTTCATCATGCTGTACCAGCCCCGACCAGTATTGCAGACGGGAGAGGACATAGGCGTAAAGCACATCATAGCGGATATAGTGCATGGAGCATTGGCGTGTGCCCTGTCCGTACTTGCTACAATGATAATGGCCGTAAGGCTTGCTGTTCTGCCTGTTCTCCCCATAGGACAGCGACCAGCCGCAATCCGCACATTTTACCAATCCGGAAAAAATCTGTGTTGTACCGTCCTTGCATTTTCTGCGGCGGTTTGCTATCTGCTCCTGTACCTGCCGGAAAACCTGTTCGCTGATAATCGGCTCCTGCGTGTTCTCCACCCGCACCCATTCACTTTGGGGCTTGCGTACCCTCCGCTTGTTCTTAAAGGAAATGTTCGTTTCCCGGTAGTGGATGGTATGGCCGATATAGGTTTCATCTTTCATAATGCTCTTGACCTGGGCTATCGTCCATGCGTAGCTTTTTTTCTCCGGCGCACCCGCATAGATGTTTGCAAAAGTCCCATCACGCTGGAAATTGATAAATCCCGGTGTGGGAACCTTTTCCATAATCAGTATTCTTGTGATACTGGCCGCCCCTCTGCCATGAATGGCAAGGTCAAAAATCTTCTCCACTATCCAGCGGGTTTCCTCGTCGATTATCAGCTTGTTTTTGATTTCCGGGTGTTTCCTGTACCCGATGGGAGCATAGGCACCGATACGCTGTCCTGTGGCAAACTTCGCTTTGAAAGCGGCCTTTACCTTGCGGCTCGTATCTTTCGCAAACCATTCATTGAACAGGTTTTTGAACGGGACAAAATCGGAAAGCCCTTTCTCTGTGTCCTCATTCTCCGCAACGGCGATGTAGCGCACCCGTTTTTCCGGGAACAGAAATTCCAGATAGTAGTCCATCATCACATGTTCCCGCCCGAAACGGGAAAGGTCTTTCGTGACAATGCAGTTTACTTTTCCGGCGTCCACATCGTCCATCATGCGCTGAAAATCCGGGCGTTCAAAGTTCGTCCCCGACCAGCCATCGTCAGCCGCTGTCAAGTAAGGACTAAAAAATTTCTGAAATTTCTTTGGCTTTTTGGTTTATGAAGCTGCGTCCACCGTTTCAAGGCAAGTCAGCAGCTTCTCCAGTTCATCTCGCAAGGAAAGCTCAATTTCAATGCCGCCGTCCTTGTAAACCGTAATACGCTTCACAACATCGTTGGCAATCTCAGAGGTCAGCGTTTCCAGCTCGGCGTATTCCTTATATTTTTCAATAAAGGCTCCGCCTTGCCCGGTTGTGGTCTGCGTGTTTTTTTCAAGACGCTTCATCTGATCGGAAAGCTCCTGCATCTTGGCTTGGTTGCTCGCCTTATGAGATAAGTACGTTTCCTTGTCGATGGTTCCGTCAATCAGCTTTTCATATAAATCCTGGAGAGCTTTTTCAAACTGATTTTTACGGCTTTGTAATACGGCGAGTTCCCGGCGAGCCTGCTTTTTCTCAGTCTGGATACGCTCTTTCTGCAAAACGAGCAGGTGCTCCAAGCTGACTGCATAGGCTGCGTAGGTGCGGATTAAAGTAACGACCATTTCGTGAACATCCGCCTGCAGAATCCCCTCGGAGGTGCAGTTAAACTCTGTCTCCAGATGCAGGGTTCGGCAATGATACCTTGCGTTCTTTGTATTGGAGAGCATCATAGCGTGACCGCAGGTTCCGCAGATTACTTTTCTGCGAAGCGGATTTTTTTCGGACACACTCGGAACAAATTCCCTGTACTCTTTCATACGGCTTGCCACTTTCTGAAAATCGTCCTTTGAAACGATACCCTCGTGGGTCTCGTCAACGACAATCCAGTCCGCCCTGCTTCGTTTTACTGTATGCCAATTCCCAACCATATCACGCTCACGCTTGCCGTAGACGCATTTGCCGATGTAGCGTTCATCCCGCAGGATTTTGAAAATGTTGCCCTGCGTCCAAAAGTTTTCTTCGTGGATGCTCGGCCAACGGTCACGGGAACATCCCGCCGCCCGTTTGTACAGCATCGGTGTGGGAACTCCTTCTCGGTTAAGCATAGCGGCGATTTCCGTAGGTCTTACTCCGTCAATCGTCCATGCGAAAATCCTCCGAACAACCTCTGCCGCTTCTTTATCAATCAAGAGACGATTTTTATCTTCCGGGTCTTTCACATAACCATACGGAGCGAAGGGACTGAGAAAGAACCCTTTTTCTGCCCGCATACGCTTTGCGTTCTTTACCTTGCCGGAAAGTTCACGGCTGTACAGGTCATAGATCAGCGTTTTGAAAGAGGTGTCCAAGCTGTCAATGTCCTGCGGTCTGGAGCTGTCAAAACCATCGTTAACTGCGATGAAGCGGACACCCATGAACGGAAATACACGGCTGATGTAGTTGCCGACCACAAGATAATCACGCCCGAAACGGGATAGGTCTTTGACTACGATGCAATGTATCTGTCCCTGTTTTACCTGTTCCATCATTCTGAGAAAATCCGGTCTTTCAAAGTTTTTCCCACTCCAGCCGTCATCACAGAACTCGGAGATTTCTGCACCGCTGAACTCGGAACGGCTGCTGATGAAATTCTGCAGCAATCCCCGCTGATTGGAGATACTTTCGGATTCGGCTTTGCCGGTATCCTTTAAGTCGCCGTCCTCGCTGGACAGGCGGAGATACATCGCCACTCTCATACAGCAGTCCTCCCTTCGATAAAATTCAGTAGTGCCATATACTCATCCCGGTAGCGCAGGCGAATATCAATGTTTTTCTCAGCATCCACATAAATGCGTTCTATGAGTGCGGAAGCCATTTCTTTTGTGAGTGTGTCCGTTCCCATGAAAGAACGGAACTCAGTGAGGAAACGGTTCTCGGCTGTGTAGACCTTGCTTTCATGCTGTTCTTGTTCCAGTACAGCAATCAGCCGTTCAGCTTCTTCCGCCTCTGCCTTATACCTTGCTTTGAGCGTAACATACTCCTGCTCGGTCATAAGCTGCTCCACATAATTCTGATACAGGCTGTCATATAACGACTGGCTTCGTTTCAAAGTACGCCTTGCCGCTTCAAGCTTTGCCGCCGCATCGGAACGCTGGCGGCGAAATTCCGGCTCTGCGTTGAGTTGCTTAACTACATCCTCCAAATCGGCGACAAGCTGTATCTGAGACTGAATTGCTGTGAACAGGACTTCGTTCAGCTCGTCCTCTCGTATGCTCACAAACGGGCATCGGGCAGGATCGTCGGCATGACCGGGGCAGATATAGGTGTACCACAGCTTACTGCCGTGGCTTACATTCTTGTAGCGAACCATCGGTCTATTGCAGTTTGGACACCATACAAGCCCCTGCAGAATGTTCTCGCTGTGTTCCAAGTGAGCAAACTTGCCGAGTCTTTCGTGGTATTCACTCTTTCTCTGCTTGGCAATCTGCTGAACTTTCTCAAAAGTCTCGCCGTCGATAATCGGCTCGTGGGTATTCCGGACGATAATCCAGTTGGCTTCGTCCACATAGGTCTGCCGCTTTCCCTCATAGAAGGATTGCTTCTTTCTACCTTGAACCATGTGACCTATGTAAACAGGGTGTGCCAGTATGCTCTTTAAGATCTGCGTGTGCCACGGCACCTCTTTGTATTTTTCCGTCTTGACTTCGCCCGTCGCATAGAGGTAGGCAGACGGGGACAGAATACCGGCATCGTTGAGCCTGCGGCTGATCTGCACAACGCTGACGCCCTCAGACCGCCATTTGAATATCTGACGAACTGTAGGAGCTGTTTCTTCATTGATAACAAGATGATGTTTGTCATCGGGGTCTTTGCGGTAGCCGTAAGGTGCCCACGCTCCGATAAACTCGCCATTGCGCTGCTTCACAGATAAGGCTGCATCTATTTTCTTGGATATGTCCTTACTGTAAACCTCGTTGATGAGATTTTTCAGCGGTACGATATATCCGTCCTGGGTTCTCTCTGCGGTCAGCGTATCAAAGTTATCGTTGACGGCAATAAAGCGGACTCCGAGAAACGGGAAAATGCGTTCCAGGTAGTTGCCGGTCTCTTTGTAGTTACGACCAAAACGGGATAGGTCTTTAACCACAATGCAGTTGATACGACCTTTCCGAACTTCCTCCATCATTTTCTCAAACTGAGGTCTGTCGAAGTCCGTGCCAGTTCGTCCGTTATCACAGAACAGGGAAACAAGCTCCATATCTGTTTTGGATTCAATAAAAGAGGTCAGCAGAGCTTTCTGCCCCTCAATCGTATCCGTGCCGGGTTTGCCGCTGTCCTCCACGGACAGGCGCACATAAGCGGCTGTTTTATAGATTTTCGCCGCAGGCGCAGCGGGTTCCGCTACCTGCACGAGAGGATTTATCTTTCGTTTTGTCCTTGCCATTTATACTACCTCCTGCAGCTTTGCAGTCCGAAGAATATCAAGCTGCCATGCAAATTCATCCTGCCAGCGGTAGATGATTTCCACCGTATCGTTTGAATGAATCAGTATTTTGTCAATCAAAGCAACCACTACGGCACGGTCAAGAGAGGTAAGCCCCTTCCGCTTGACGAACTCGTTCATCCATGCGTTTTCCGCTCCGTGGTTCTGTATGTCTGTCAGCGTTTCTCTGAGTGCGTCCATCTGCTTTTCCGCTTCATCCGCACGGGTGGTAAAGCTCGCTTTGAGCCGTGTATATTCCTCACGGTCGATGATGCCGTCCGCAAGATTTTCATAAAGGGACATCAGCAGCTTTTGGAGCTTTTCATATTCCTCATGCTTCTTATCAAGCTGTCTCTGCACCTTTTGAGCCTGTGCGGTGCGCAGGGGAGCCGTATCGGTAATTGTGAGCAGTTCGCTCATATCAATCACTTCGCTGATATGCTGTTTTACGCTGTCCAGCACAATTTCCTCTAAAGCCACATCTCTCATGCGGTGGGGGGAGCAGCTCTTATCCTGCTTGTGGGCAGAGCAGACATAATAGACATATTTCTTTTCACCAGCCGGAACGGTCTTGCGAACCATACTGGCACCGCAGTCACCGCAGAAAATCATCCCGCTGAACAACCCGACCGCTTTACCGTCCGGGCTGCGCCGGGTATCGCATTTCAGCACCTTTTGAACACTGTCAAAATCAATCTTGGAGATAATCGCTTCGTGACTGTCCGCTATGACCGTCCACTCGCTTTCATCTTTGGTAATACGCTTATGGACCTTATAGCTCGGCGTGGTTTCCTTGCCCTGTACGAGAACCCCGGTATAGATCGGGTTTTTGAGAATGCGGATAACCGTCCCCGCCGACCATGCGGCTTTTGCATTGGTCTTGAAGGACGTGGTAAACTTCATTCCAAGGGAGCGTTTGTATTCCATCGGGGAAAGGACGCCGAGCTTATTCAGAGCATCGGCTATATCCTGGGGACTTACGCCCTCTAATTTCCATTTGAAAATATCACGGACAATATCGGCGGCGTACTGGTCAACCACCAGTCTGTTTTTATCCTGATCGTCTTTCAGATACCCGAAAGCTGCAAAGGAGCCGAGGAACTGCCCGTTTTTTCGTTTGATTTCAAGCTGCGAACGAATCTTCACCGAAATATCCCGGCAATAGGCTTCGTTTATGAGATTCTTAAATGGGATGATGAGGTCATCGGAGGCTTTTTTATCTCCGAGACTGTCATAGTTGTCGTTGACGGCAATGAACCGGACGCCGAGGAACGGAAATATTTTTTCGATATACTCGCCGGCATCCAGATAGTTACGACCAAAGCGTGAGAGGTCTTTCACGATAATACAGTCCGTTCGTCCTGCCTTAACATCCTCGATCATCTTCTGAAAGCTCGGTCTTTCAAAAGTTGAACCGCTGAAGCCATCGTCAACTCTTACCGCATACTCCCGAAATTCGGGTCTCTGCGATATGTAGTCACGGAGCAGCTCTCGCTGCCCGGTGATGCTGTTGGATTCCTCCTTATCGCCATCGTCACGGGACAGACGGAGATAGAGGGTGGTATTCCAAATCTTGTTTTGCGTATTTTGCATGGCTGCACACTCCTTATCTCAGTATTCAGCAAAACTACCGAGCCTGGAGCGTCGTTTTAGTCCTGCTTATATTGTACGGTTTCCGTCCCGTCCTGTCGAGAATGTCAGCACTTGGAGCGAATGTACCCCGCAAGGCGTTCTTCCAGAGATACCTCTGTATCAGAGAAACCAACTTTCACAACATATTTGCCGTGTTTATAACAATAGGGATTTCCAATCTGGCGGATAAAATCAATGGCACGTTCCCGCTTGGGAAGTGCCGTGTTTACCTTGACATCCCGGATGTCCACCAGCTCATCCCGGTCTACCGTGGCAAGGTCGATATTTTTCATATCTGTAATAGACGAAGATTGCATACAGCCCCTCCTTTTTACAGTCTCGTTCATAACTATGCGGATTTGTGCGGTTAAATTCTTGTAATATCGGGCTGTTTCAATCCGAGGCTGACCATGACTGCTTTATTTACATTCTGCATCTGGTCCTCCGGCACTTTGCCGAGATATTTCATCACACGCACCTTGTCGATGGTAAGAAGCTGTTCCGTAAGAACAACAGACGGGCTGCTGAGATTTTGTATTCCCTCGATCAGCGTATGGGTAGGCTGTTTCGATTTCTTCCAGTACCGGGAAGATACGGGAGCGACAATCAGAGTCGGTCCAAAGTGATTGCCAATATCATTCTGCACGAGCAATACCGGGCGGCACCCGCCCTGTTCCGAGCCGATATTCGTACCGAGGTCAACAAGGTAAATATCGCCACGGTGATAGTTCCAGTTTTCTTTCATAGACTAAGTTCCTTTCTACATTCCAGTTTTGGATATGTAAAAGCGACCGCTGAACACGGTCGCCACATGGGAGGATATATCAGAATTTTTTCGGGAGCGAATACTTCTTTCCGCTGCCGTTGTAGATTTTCCATACCTGATAGAGATACTTTTTGTATCCGGCAATGTCAACGCCAACGGCTCGTCCCTCACGGGGGATCGTCAGCGGGTCAACATTGCTAAGGCGGGTAATCAGCCGCTGAGGGATGTAACTGTCATGGTATCGGTCAACGAAACGGGTAATACCGATGATGTTTTCTCTGCGGAACGAATCTGGTTCGCCGCCCCAAGCGGATACAATAATGCCCATCGCTTCCTTATAACGTTCTTCACCGAGCCGCCGATAGGCGTTCATTGCTGTCTTGATACAGCCGATCCGCATATGTCCACGTTCCTGGTCGTAATCCAGTTCAATGCCCAGATCCGCATTTGCTTTGAGAAAAACAACAGCGTTCCCATCCTCACCGAAAATCTCGGCACGGACACGAACGCCGGGTGTCAGACGGGCAGATTCGCCGGTCTGCCTGGCAAAGAGCAGAGCTTCCTCTTTTTCGCTCATTCCCATATATACTTTGCAGAGAATCGGCAGGTCGTTACCACCATTCAGAGCTTTGCGGGCATCAATGGTATGCTGTCCGTCAAAGACATAGTATTTCCCGTCACGGTAGCTGACCTTGGGTTCGTTGGCGATACGCTCGTCAAAGTTACTGACGATACGCTTTACCCGCTCGCTTTTCAGTTCTCGCTGATAGTCCTCACGGGGAGCGATGATCTCGCTGCTGTCAATCACCATCATTCGGTACAGGGGTTCAGGTGTCATCATATTGAGTTAAACCTCCTTCATATTGTGCTAAAAAATCGTATCCGGTGCGGATCAGTTTTTTGATTTCGGTGCGGCATTTTTCCAGTTCAAAAAACGCCGCATAATTGGTCTGGCAGAAGTTCCAGCGGAACATCATGGATTCCAGAGCATCATTCATTTCGTAAATCATAGTATCGGGATTGCCGTTGCCACGGTCTAAGAGCATATCGTCTGCGATTTTCTGTATCAGCTTGATGTCGGGTTCATCCGGTTTTGGGACTTTCCGCTTTTTCGGCTGGTCTTTGTCCTTTCGGGGTGGCTGCTCACGGAGCTTTTCCACAAGAGCCGGTCTGTCCTCCGGTTCGGCTTTCAAAACAGCGGAAACATCGGCATCCGTAGGTTTCAACGAACCGTTCAAAATCTCTTGGCGTATGCCTGGGGCAACCTCATCTGCAATATCAATGCCTTTGGCATAACGCTCGGCACGGCGAACATATTTCTCGTTCACACCGTTTTCCGTTGCGATTCTCTCACTGGTTTTCGACTTTGACCGCAAGTGGACATTTTGTCCACTT